CTCCTGACTGCACTCGCGAGGGCCCCCCAAGCTGCCTTGGTTTTCCTCCAGTGTTTTGCTGTTGTGCAGCAACCATCAACCTCTATGTTCCAGACGGGAAGACCAGAGAGGGTATAATGTTTTTGGTGCCTAGATCCCCGCTCCCGGGACCATGTTGAGCAATCACGTAGGCGACTGTGAAGGCATTAAAAGAAATACAGGGAAAGAAACTAAACATTAGCACCAAACGAAATAGGATCCCGAAACTCGACGTCGTACTCGACAAAAACAGATCCACAAGGGGTACTAGCAGGGCCACCAGATACGGTAACGAACATGGTAGTAAACAAAAGATCATTGACAGTATTGACAGGGAGAACCGTGCCAATACCTGAAACCAGCTGAGTGGCACTGGAAACCTTCTTCCACGAAGTGTCAACATCCATTGTAAACCGCATCTCCTTCACAGCCCCAGAGCCAAGATCGAAAACCTTGCCTCCAGTGGAAGTAGAAATACCATTGACAGAAACCGTATCTGCAAAATCCGTGCTAGAATCCAACAAGACCCTACCTGTCGACGTGGAACCAACACTACTAACAAAAATGGCAACAGCCCGCAACACACGGTACCTCTCGAAACCACGAGATTGGTTATACAACCAAGGAAGATACGGTGCAAGGGATGTGACTATAATTGGAACTATTGCGGTTCCAGCGGTGTTCGGAGAAGGAACACTGTACTGGACACCAGAGATACCGAGAGGCGAAAGAGCCAGGGACGCAGTGAAAGCCCCAGTGGCATCAGTGCTGACGCTATACACGCTGGGTGTAAGCGAGGCAGCATTGAGAACCAAGGGGTCCCGCACTGCCCTGAAGACTCTAGACACCTGCTGAGTCTTACGTTTGTTGTTGTTGGGGGAAGGCATGCTTCCCGAGTTTAATTTTTCTTTTTGGATAATTTGACGGCGACGTTGCATCTAAAGCCCAGTGAGTAGGAACGAAACCATCGAGTAAATTGGTTGACCTGCAACGACGCAGATCCTCCTCAATAACACGCTGGGTATCCGGATCCACACCAAATGCCAACCAGAAGGAAAACCGACTGGATTCGTCCACTGGGACACGCTTAGATACCATACCTCGAGATAAGTGCTTCATCCCAGTGTACTCCACGAGCCGCTCGGGTGTAACCCTGTCACCTGCTGCTAGACGAAGATTGCAATAAAATTCCTGCATAACTGGAACACCACTAGCTGTGGACAAACCACAGTCAGCAACACCAGCAAGCCAAGAAAGATACTCTTCATCAGAGACAGACAAAGTGCACATGGTGTCCTTCTCGAACGCGACTCTTGGAGTCCGGACCATACGCCACTCATCACCAATTAAGACCGGATGCATTTGGCAAAACTCAATGGCCTCAAAACTGTAAGCCGGAGGTTCTGAAGTGAGACGGAAACCTAACTCCGCAAACCACTCATTGATGCCAGCAACGAACCCCTCTAGATCTTCCTGTTCCATAAACACGACACAATCATCACCATTATTGGCAAGATTGATGTGGACACCACGCTCCCTGGCATACGAATATACCATCGAGCACATGATGAGGCAATTACCCAATCCAGTGTTCATGTCACCTGAAAACCGCCTCCCTTGAACACGATACTTCAACCTGCCATCAGGACAAAAGCTCTTACCCCGATTAGCAATTTGCCAGGTAAGATACTTTGCGAGCTTCGGACACTTGAATATACGATTGTAGATGGAGTGCTCCCAACGTAAAAACGCAGGGGACACATGCGCATCAAAAGCTGTGGCATCCAGCCCAAGAGCAACAGGGCTCTTGAAACTGTCCCACTTCTGGCGAAGGCAACCAGCAGTCCCAACAAGGTTTAAACCTTTTGTAACCACAGCGCCCTCACCAACAAAGCGTGCCACGGCTGAATACAACCGATGCTCAATAGGTTTGAGATACCGGCCAATGGAAGCATTGTACCGGGGGTCCCTTGGTTGGATGCAACGAGGGGCCTTACGAAACTTGGCCTTCTCACGCTTCACAAAAGAGTTTGACTCTGCATCACGCCGACGAACTGGATTGGCATACAACGAGTAGACAGCCCGCTCATACAGCAACTTCTTCGAACCCTTATACATCTGTGAAAACGACCACAGGGAAACCGGGGTGAAAGAAGGAAGCTGCGAAACAAGACCACTAGCAAACCAACCACAGCGCTGATCGACGACCAAATCATCAACTGGAAGAGGAGCCTTCAACTCCCCATCCACCCTGCAGAAGTACATCCGCTCAAGGAGTGCACTTGCCATAGTGTTGATGTCGCCACAAAACGTCCCAAGAGTCCGCGGGGGCGATAACCCGCAAAAATGAGTGGACTCTCGAGGCCTGACTAGCGCCTGGCGACGGATGACCTTCAAGTCAGGATGCGTTATATCCGAACGATATGAACGCGAAGGCACCCTTACCAAGCCCCCCTAAAAAGAGGAGCGCCACGCGCCCCGTTCGTACGCAGACGAACTGGACAACAAGCGTTGCATCTCTATCTCATCGTCAGAAGGAATGGTAGCCAGAGCGACCGAACGCGTGACGATTGCCAAACGTTG